TAAATCTTCTTGCCAAGTATCTTTATGTAGCTCACCATACTTTTTAATAAAGTCAGATTCAGTTGTTAATTTAATACGATGAGGTGGGTCGAATACCACCATGTTAAAGCTTTCATCTGGATAGGGTATATCCCTAAAGTCCATAACCACATCTGGCTTAATATGTATGGTCTGACCATTAGTAAGCAAGTGTGTTTCATTTTCACGAATATCACCGAATACGACTCGCTCATCTGTTTTATCGAAGTAGAACGATCTCATGCTTGATGCTGGATCTAATACTGTTTTCAATCTTTGCCCCATCCTTTGCCGTTGAAGTGTGCTGGAGTAGCCGTCATCACTTTGACCATCGGCTCATTACAGTATGTGCATGGGATCATTGGTCTATCGTGCCATCCATGGGTGATCTCATTCGTGAGATTACATTTAACACATCTATAGTCGTAGGCTGGCAAGTTAGGCACTTCCTTATCATGTATGACCCACATGCTTCACAGCGGTCAATATCTGCCTCTGTGGGTTCTTTGTCTAGGTGACCGTACTTTAATATGAGTAGTGGCAAGAGATCCTCTAGACGGATGATGGCGGCATACTCACGCGCATCTTCACCTTGTCCGTTGAGTCTAATAACTCCGAAGCCTAATTCCCCCGAAATGGCTGTTCGAGCTTTTAATTGCTTTATGTACGCTAAAGGTTGAAATCCAGCGCGGGCTTTGACTTCAACATCGAACGGTACATTGACAATATCCTTGCCACTACCCCTTCCCACACATGCGCCAGACCACCAAGTCGATAGGTACTCAGCTACTACGCGCTCTGTGCGGAAACCTCTGTGTTTCCTATGCTGTGTCATAGGTGATGCTTGTTCTCACATCTGTTGCAAAAGAATAAAACAGCACCATCATGAATACGATCATATTCATTCACTTGTGTAAATGCATCACAATCTGAACAGTTCTCAACACCTGCATAGCCGCTAAAGCTGTACACATGGCGATCAACTGGCGATCTATAAATCTCTGGAAACTCAGCCATTGACTGTACTACATTTCAAGCATTGCCATGAGACTGTGCCATTGACAGCATCCTGAGACAGATCCACCAGATTCTTTATCTGAACTGGCTCATTACATAATTGACATGGTACAAAGGCTGACATTAAATCAACCCATTCACCATTTATTCTAATTCCGATGTTACCCATTAAACTCTCGCCTTCTGTGGTTGGAACTTTCCATCTGATCCCAGTGTGTACCACTTGGTAGGGCATCTATGTGCTGATGAGATCGCTGTGTTACAGAAGTAGCCACCCCATGCCTTGCCATTCTTTTCACCCTCACGCCATTGCATATGTCCATGCTCGCAGCTTGGTGCTTCTACTGCTTCACCTGTTCCCATGATTGCAGCTACATTCTCCATAGCCTTTTCAAGTGTCACAGGTGCATCGACTACGCCCCGATACTCTCCAACAGGTGTAGTCCAATAATCCTGATCATCTGCTTTAACATCTTGAACTGGTGGCTTTACTACTTTTGTAGCAACAACCTTAGTCATTTCCTCGCGGCTTGGTCTCTTTCCTTTAGGCGCATAACCTGCATTTGCAAGTGCTCTGCCGATTGCCGAAGTCTCGCAATTCTCCAGTGCTGAAGTCTGATTAACACCGCGACTAGACACTATCGCCAGCATCCTTAAATAAATACGCCTTAACAATGTATCGAGTTGCCTCGACCACTTCAAGCTCTGTTGCAATGCGGAATGATGGATAGTCCTTAATAAACTTTTCAAGTCTTACCTCCACTGGCTCATAATCGGCTAGATTAAACATAAAGATCGTTCTCCTCTGTAGCTAGTTGTCCAGCTAGTGCTCCGTATGAGCATAGATCGACCCAGTTGTCGATGTGTTGGGCTGACTGATTAGTCCTTGCAAGTTTAACCAAGACCATGATCCCTGCCACCTGATAGTCGTGTATTGGTGTTTGTAGGTATGCACTGAGGAGCATTGCGGTGTGTTGCAAGTTATCCGCAGGGTGACCGTACGATAGCCCACGGTCACGGATCGTGTCTGTGGCTGTGAGTAAGATTTCATTAGCGAGCATCTGTTGTCACTCGCTGATATGACTTAGCCATGATTAGACCCTCGCGCTTGCCTTCTGAAAAGCCCTTGCCCCAGCCCACGATAAACCACAAGATATTAGCTGCCATCAATAAAATGATTATTGGCATTTCAAAACTCATTTAATTACTCCCGTCTTTGTAACCATTGTTGGCTACTGGATTACGGTCTCACGCCCATCTGACAATGTCTAACATATTTTGATAACGAAACGATAACGATTTAGGCGTATAACTTTCCGTAAAGTGTGAAGCTGCCATCCTTGTTAATTGGAACTAACATCGGGCTTACATGGTTTCCGTGCGTTTCAATGACTGCCACGCTCATCTGCCAATTAGCGCTCCCAGCCTTGAGATAAGAGGCTTTCTTCTTGTCCATAACATTACCTGCTTCAACACCCCACAAAGTCCTGTATGAGGCTCCTATGCCCTCTGTGAAGGCACTAATACCTGCTCTGTGGGTATGTCCACAAACTACAGATTTACCAAACTTCTTAGCCAAGCCAAGAGCTGTAAGTCCAGCGTTAGAGTTCATCGAGCCTTCGTCTCCGTGGACTAAAACCCATCCTCTATGGAATTCGAATGGCTTCTTATGAAAGCGTATCCCCATGTCTGAGAAGCCCATAAAACGGGCGTACTCGAGTTCTGGAAGTCCGATGAGGCTAGGAGCGCCTCTAACGAGAGTGTGGTATAGACGATCGGTATGGTTGGATCGAGTGATATCGGTCGTGCCAAGATCCCATAGGATGTTTTGAGCCAAAGTTCTATCGGCATCTAGCTGCCCTTCATATTCCAGGTGAGTGCCTTTAGCCCATTTAGACTGAGACTGCATATCAAGCTCATCGCCTGTGTTAAGGACTAGGTCAAACTTCTCGCGCTTTACTAACTTGATTAAATTCTTAACGGCTTGCTCGTGATGATATGGAATCTGTAGATCCGATATGACCAGATAGCGTTTTTTAGTCATCGTCCTCATCTTCGTAATCCCCAAACTTTTCAGGGTCAATGGGATCAGGCAGAATCCAATGAGGATAGGCTTGTGGCTCTGTGATCATGAACATGGCAATGTCCTCTGCGAAACCTGCTCGCTTTAATGAACAGAAATACTCATAAAGGCCAATGCAGTAAGCATCAAGCTTTGAGTAACCTTGTTCCTCTAATGCCTTAGTTGCTTTTCTTGCCATGTGGATAAGTGTCCCTTACTTCTTAAGAAGTTCCATCATCTGCTCCTGGCGTGTCTCTATTCTTGCCAATCGGTCTGCGAGAGATGATCCACCATTAGGCGTAAGAGTCCATAACCAACCACGAACCAGGTAACGCAAACCACCAATAAAGATAGCAAGCGTTGATGCAATGGCGAGAGCGAATCCCGCCCAATCACTTGGAGTCACCGTAGACCATAGCCTTCATCTTTAGGATTGAGCCAGCGCATAATCGGTGGAATTGTTGCCAATGCTCCAGCGTAAGCGATGTGCTTAGGGTTTGTTTCCCCCGCAGCGACAAGTGCAAGTGCAGCTGTTAGGAACGCTCTTCCCCAGCTTGCTAGCATCTTCTTCAGGTCTTGTGTCATTTGTTCCTCCTAGTAACGGGATGTTAAAAAACTTCGAATCCGTATCGCCAGCCTTTGTAAAACTGATGTGGATGTGCTTGGTGTGTGGATTGACTCCCGTGTACTTTCGCCATTTCCAGAAGCTTCTAGCGCTTGCAATCTTGTGATTAAAGATGACATAACTAATGCGTTTATCTGACTTGGCTGCAATTCGTATCTGATCGGCAATGTAAGCAGCCGTAGAGGCTTGTCCATTGAAATCAGCATCGAGATCGATAGCGCGGACAATCCCTGTATCAGGGTCAGGGTTATGATCGCTCTTTCGGGTTGAGTGCTTTGCATCTCCGATCGTGCCGTCACTTTTACGGTCTCTGTCAGGATAAGCATCGTCTGCCTGTTCTCTTAACTGAATAACCGATTTAGATAATTTTGGCTTCATCCAAGTAGGAGGCGAGCCTCATCCTCAGTAATGCCCAGCTTCTGCAATAAAGCAGCCTTTTCAGCAACCTTTGTTGCTTCTTCTTGTGCTTTAGCCTGGTAAGCCAACTGATCGGCTTCATGTTGTTTAATTTCAGTTGCGTTCATATCGCGTTCAACAATTTCGCCTGTTTCAACATTGTGGATTTTGATTGTTGGTTTTGTCATTATTTCACCCCGTAAAGTATGTAAGTACCGCTGGTAAATCCTGAACCTTCTGCCAATAAACCAAGCGAGGTAATTGCACCTGTTTGGTTGTAACCTTGCATGTTCCAATACGCGTTTGCCGTTGTTGATGATGTGCCACTATTTACCATTGAAAAAATAAATGCACTTTTCCATGTCGTTGTGTTTGCATAATCTGGTATGTCGATCACCGCTGTACCTTCGGCTGAGGAATTGTCTGCACTGTAAGAAATCGGGCTAAAAGTTGCATCAAATGCCCGCGTTGAGACACCTGTTGAGCTACTGTCGGCCAAATGTCTATTTGCGGTTGAATCATTGTTAAATCTCATTCTCATGTTGCAGTTATCAGTGATCGGCTTGAAATTTCGCACGACTAATCTTAAACTGTTATAAGTTGTCGGGATTGAACTGATTAATACTAAAGTGCTGCTTAATGTGCCACTTGCAATTTCTGTCATTCCACCAGCTGCGGGTGCTGCCCATACTGGAACGCCACCACTTACTGTAAGCACATTTCCTGTGCTGCCAATTCCCAAACGCGTGTTTGTGTTAGCAGTTGCCGAACGATATTCAAGATCACCAAGTGTCGTTGATGGATTGAGTGCCTTGGTAGTCGTATCTACAGATGAACCAAGTGTGCGGATAGCCGCTGCGCCATCTTTAACCAATGCTGTGTCATCTGGCGTAGTCCAGCCATAGTTAGTAGTCGTTGCCATTTGTCTCCTTGATTAGGCTACTATTGTAGCGTTATTCCAGTCCAAAGTAGGACTTATCGTGTTCCATGATTCGGTAATTGGTACAGAATTCCATCTGAACGCCTGAAGGCTAAAAGCCACAGGTGAAACGATGACTGTTAGATCTAAGGCATTAAATCGGCTAGTCCAAGTCCAACCCTCGACAAAACCCTGGTATCGGCCTCCTGCTATGTTTAACGGCAAATCCTCAATGTCTAAAGGTAAGCCCATAAATATATTAAGAGCCTGATCTCTAGAAGCATCTGGAATGTTTGGGTTCGTCAACGGAAAAGTAATTGACTTAAATTGGTCTTGAGGATACGCCCTAATATCTAAATAGAATTCAGCTTGAGATTCTGCATCTGCTTGGTTTTCAATGCTTGTCAAAATGTTTTCAGCTTGGTAGCCATAAGTAGCGATTGAGGCTGCATCGGAGGCTGTTTCTTGTGCATCGTTCTTGTAAGTAATAGTAACCTCATTGCGTAGATCACCTAAGCGCCTTGATGTAGCAATTCCAGCGGCATAAGCCCAACCGCCATCAACAAAGGCATAACCATTATCAGCAAGATATTGGCTGCGATGTGTGCTGTCTGCATACCCGATTCTGCCTGAAGAATCCTCATAAATGTAACCGAGACCTGATCGAGCTAAAGCAGCGACTAGGCTATAAACATCTATAGTCTCTGCTGAACGAGCCGTAAGCTCATAATCGCCAGGACGATCGATTTCGCCCAACCCTGAATTTTCAGCATTTGCCCAAGTTGTAGTAGCCTCATAATTAACCCACTCTAAGGCTGCGGGTACTGCGTTCCAATTAGCAAAAAGAACCTGAGATAGAATTTCATAAATCTGGTCACCATCAAAATCTTTTGACAGTACGCCTTGAGTCAAGGTCTTAGGCAATTTGGCTAAAGCGCCTAGAGCTGTGACTGTAATAGCCTGAGTGATAGCTGGCTCGCCTGTCTGGACTGTTACATCAATATCTGTAATGTCTCCACCAAATAAAGGCACATAAACGCCAGACGAGTTTTTAACCTTGATTACTACTGAATCATTTACATCAAATCCTGTGGCAGATTGATTTAAGTTAAGAATAGTAAAACGGCAGTAACCAGCGATAGGTTGCGAATAGATGT